TATTCCTATTCATATCAGCTTCAACAAGCGATATAAAAGTAGGAGATATTGTATCTAAATCATCCCTGTTTAAAAAATCAGTTATATTTGATTTTAATTCTGCATACGTCGTAATTGACATTACATTAAACCTAACTCTGTTAATACTTGTGGGTCAGTGTTGTAATAAAAATATTTTAAATTTTCCTTTGCCGAGCCTTCTCTGCCTGTTGTCATTGCGTCTAATATGGGCAAATAAAATGAATCCCCTGTTATTTTTTCAAAAAATTTATCAAATGCAGGGTCAGAGCTTGTACCAGCTATATCTAATGCATCTGGACGCATATTAGGAGAATAACTTGTACCAGGCATATCTAACGCATCTGGGCGCATGTTCGGTGAATAGCTTGTTACTGGTAAATTTAATGCGTCAGGCCTAGTTCTTGGAGAATAATCTATTGGAGCTATATCTAACGCATCTGGACGCATATTTGGTGCATAACTTGTTATTGGCATGTCTAAAGCATCAGGACGCATGTTTGGGGAGTAGCTTGTAGATGGCATATCTAACGCATCTGGACGCATATTTACCCTTCGGCTTCCATAACCAGGCGGTGTTGCGTTGATTTTATTCATATCTGACATGCCAGAAGTCATTTTTGACAATAATCCGCGCTTAACTCGGTCATTTCCCTCAAAATTAGCTTGCCCTAACGTGCCGTAACTGGTTTTTTCGCCAAAATTCTCTGGCCTTTTGCCATCCGCACCTAATAATTGGCCACCAACGTATTCCATGTTGTCGCCAGGCGTTAAAATATTGGCTAAAAATTCAGTTATGCTGTTTCTGTCGTTTGCTCCCCTGTCTAGGGAGTTAAGGAAACTTAAAAAGTTATTCTGAGCCATATTTTGACCTTTTTTTGCTTAATTTTTTACACTTTATCACAATTTATCTACTTTATCCAGAACCATACGCATCCTATCTGATAATTTCCACCTTCCAGACCGCCATTCGGCAGCGTATTGTGCATCTTCTAAGGATAAACCCTTGCTAACGTAGTATTTTATCCACTTAGCCATTACTAAATTTTTCATTTTCGGAGATAAATGAACAAATTTATTTTTTTTCATGCAATTCCTTTTAAATTTCGCTTAATTGGCCGTTTCCAGGTGGAAATTGAGCCTGATAATGCCGTAGCTGCGTCCGAAGCCATAGTTAAACACAAAGCATCGGCTAAATCGGGCGATTTTAAGCCTCTTTTACGCATTTCGTCCTTACTTTCCGCCTTCATTTTGCCTGATGATGTAAAAGAATACCGAATTGCAGTTAATTCCGCCAATAATTGATCGTCTTTGGGCAGTTTGCATGACCTATCTTCTAGCCAACCCTTTGCTTTAAACCATAATTCGCTGCGTAAATTCATATACGTGTGACCCATAGCAGGCGCTTCACTTACATTAACACCGCGCACTGGTGCGCCCAATTCACGTAATCTGTCTACAACACCCCCGCCAACACCAATACTATCAACAAGTATTTCACTTGGGCGCACGCTTGGCGATAAACTTTCGTATTCTGCCATGACACGACCAACAGTTTGCATAAGATCAAGCCCTTGCCAGGCTCGGATTTCTGTAACAACATTGCCGTATCTTTTACACAATGCAGTCTTATCTGTACCAAACCGCGCAACATCTAAGCCCCAAATTGGCTTTATATCAGGTGTAATCTCAATATCTCTATGTATTGCGCTTTCTGCTATATGAAACGGAATAATCGTATCATCATCAGCTAACGGAAACTCGCCTAATACACGAATCCGAAAAGCATTGCTGTCTTCGCCGTATCTTTCACGCATTTCATCAACAAATTCATCAGAAACAAGCGGGCTATCAACACATGACCAACGCCGCGTCCACCAGGATTTTGCCATACGTGTTTGGCTTTCGTAAAATGTACCTGATGATCGTGTAGGGTTAGATAGCAAAATTGTCGTTGCACTGTGGCCAGACATTGACCCTGCCGCAGCTTCAAACACTTTTTCTGGCACACCCGACGCCTCATCTACAACTAACAAAACATTTTCTGAGTGCACACCAGCTAGGGCTTCTGGCGTTTCAGCGCGAGAAGTTCTAGCGGAGATAAACGCTTCTGACGCTGCGGACGATAATTCAACACGATCTGACTTTACAACCAACAATTGATGCAAGTGAGGCGGTAACTCGTTCACCCAACGCTTGAGCTCGGCAAACAATGCGTCAAACAACTGACTAGAAGTTGGCGCAGTAACAACAATTTTATTAGGGAAGCGCAATAAAACGTACCATAACATTGCCCAGGATGCAGACGTTGACTTACCAGTGCCGTGTCCAGAACGCACTGACATCTTACGCTCACCTTTGGCAATAGCATCAAGAAACTCTGCCTGGTAATCATATGGCGTAGCGCCAAGCACTTCTTTAACAAATAATACAGGATTGTCCCGGTACCGCATTACAAACTCTGTTAACGGATTATCACTCATCAGTTACATCCTCATAATCCGCATCAATTGTCTTTGTTTTATTTGCCGCCACATCGGAATTAACTTTGCGTAAAGCATCAAGATGCATATCACCTATCGAAATGTTTACATTCGTCTGGGGTCTATTGCCGTATCTTTCCTGGTTATACGATCCCGCCATAAATTTACGCCATTGCACCTTTTCGCGTGTAGCTGATATTTCACTATTGCTACTGCTCCCGTCCAAATCGTCAACCATTTCCAAACCTTGCTCGACCAAAGCATCTGCCGCCTCCTGCCTGGCTCTTACCAATGCCTTTGCATAATCAGGTATAGTATTTATCGATGTGCTAAAATATTGCCTATTGCAGCCATACTGCTTGGCCAACTGCGTCATAGTTTTGCCAGACGCTATTTGCTCAAAAAGATAATCTGCGCCACCCTTTTGTTTGATTTCATCCAATATACGCTTCTTTAACGGCTTACCTGCCATTTGCTCAACTCCATTTTTTTTAAATTTTACGCTAATATGGGGTTATAATGCAAGGGGGGGGCAGGGGGGTAATTCGGTATGTGAAAAGGTGCAAAACAGAGCTACCCCCCATATTTTATTGGGCGGGGGGGTCAAAATTTATATATCTGAAAGTTAACATAATACATATTATCGGACATTATGCATATCGTTTGGGGTATTCAAGTACCCCCCTACCCTACTATTTTTTGCAATATGTTGACAATATTTAGCAAATGAATTACGCGAGCGCGCCCGCGTGTCGTTGTCCGTGTCTCTGTTTTTGCACATTTAATACGACCTAATAATCCTTACCAATACTAGGCAGCCATATATATACATTGATTTTTCCTGCTCTTGCCTTCGCTCTTTTGTTTAACAATGCTTAACAAATGCTAAACAATATTAATCAATAGATTAGCCACCAAAGCGGGCTTATGTTTAATTAATTATAATTCCTTTTTAATTAATTTCATGCAAATCCTTTACAAGCTCATATTATTAAATATATTTAACAGAGTTAAATATATTTAATAATATTTGGCTATTGTCCGAATAAGTGAATAAGACAAAAGAAAAGCCACCATAAAGGCGGCTTATCTTATCGTTATATATTTATACTATTAAAATTCTTCTTTTAACATTCTTTCTACTTCTAGTCGCCTAGTGTTTAGAATATCATCTCCAAGTTTCAAAAGTCGTAAGCGTTGTTTAAGCTTCTCGTTTTCCAATGCAATGCTTGGCTCTATATTATATTTTCCACATAAAGAGGAAAATTCATTTACAGTCATAATTCAACCTTTCTTGTTATATGTTCCAATATAATTTACTTCTGGCAATTCCTCTTCAATCCAAGCCATTGCTAAACAAATATCATCCCATTTTTCATCATGCTTTTCTTGGCTTAATCTGTTTAATGCAACTAATTGCCATTCGTGCAAAGCATCCCAAACCAAATCTAAACACCTATCATCATAACCGCCACTTATACTCATTTGCTTTTCTCCTTTTCCATTTCTTTTTTTAATTCTTCATCCGAATATTTGCCATTACAAAAACGGCAAATATAAAAACCACATTGCTCTTGAATATTCCTTTCAAAAACATGCCTTGAGCACAATTCGCAATTCATTATTTAACTCTAAAATTGCTTTGCATTGCGTGAAAGCTTTCATGCAATTTGCTTATTTGAGTTAAATATAAATCATTGCATTCAGTTATCATAAGCAAAGCATCTTGTAAGTTTTCAATTGTGCCTTCAATTGCTTTCCTTTGCTCACTTGTCATTGATTGCAATAGTGTTTCATTTTCTTTCATATCGTTCTCACGATCTTCATAAAATTCCTTTCTCAAT